TCGCCGCTGCTTCGAACCGCTGGAACCTATACATGAACGGCACCGCCAGAAACTATCTTGCTGGCGGACTCGAAGTAGTCGCAGGAACCACAGGCATGACCACAGGATTCACCCATGTCCCAGCCGCGGCAGGCGCACCAACGGGCGCACCAACCAACCCCACAGGCAACACCCCCCTCTACTATGACACGACAAACAACAAACTGTATGTCTACAATGGTGCCTGGAAATCAGTTTCGCTAACCTAAGGAGCAACCAATGGCAATCGACTACACCTCCCTACTCACCGCTGAACAGAAGCAAAACATCCTGAACCAGCGCATCGCCCAGTTTGCTGCCGAAGCATGGCAGCATGAACTGAACAAGCAAACCTGCACCCAGTTGAACGATGAGGCTGGTGTCGCATCAGCAGACCAAGCACTTGCCACCCTTGAAGCCGCGATCAACGTGCATCAGGCGGAACTCAACAACATCTCATAGCGTGTTCAAAAGCCGTTGGATCGTTTTCCTTCCAGCGGTTTTCTTCGCTTTACTTCCCAGAGAAGCACAAGCTGAACCCGAATACGGGTTGAACGCTGTCGGCTACCTGATTGACCAGATACCACCGGAACGCTCAGACAACCTGTACCCCACCTGCGGGTCCGAGGTCGAGAACAACATCAACCGCAACTTCAACGGAGAACCATTCCAAGACTGCGGTTGGGACTACTTCATGGTCCACTACACAGGGTTCATCACACTGCCCGAGCATGACACGATTGAGTTTATGGTCGCAGCCGATGACGGGGGCACAGTCAATATCGGTGGCTACGAGTTCGGTACTTGGAACCTGAAAGGTTGCTCGTGGTCGCAGACCATAACGCTTTCCGTTATGCCAGGAGAATACCCGTTGGATGGCTGGTTCTTTGAGGCTGGTGGCGGTACCTGCTATATGCTTGCTTGGAAGATTGACGACGCATATTGGGAGATCGTTCCAGAATGGGCATTTACAACAGCATCCACACCGACGACGACAACTACTACTACTGCGCCGTTAGAGACTGTCCCTGTCACGGACCCGCCTACCACTACGACGCTTCAGGAAACCTCCACCACGCAAGAGTCGACGACGACGACCGAACCTCCAACAACCAGTAGCTCATCTACCACTACTGAGCCGAGTACCACCACTACATCTAGTACCAGTACCACCACCACGAGCAGTACGACTACTACTCAGCCAGCTACAACAACGAGTTCATCTACGAGTACGTCGCTAGTCGCCACGTCAACCACACAAGCATGGGTACCTCCACCGCCATCAACCACGACTGAGCCCTCAACGACTGTGCCCCCAGTATCAACAACGGAAGCACCACCACCCCAAACAACAGTCCTAGAAGTTCCAACCACATTGCCTACTCCTCCAATTACTAGTCCTGCCACCACCCTAGCCCCTGCCACCACAATCCCACCAGTCGCGTCCACAGCCCCTCAGACGAGCGTTGCACCCCAAACCACGGTAACTACCCCCCAAATCGTTATAGAGCCTTCTAGCGTGTCTCAAGCGCAGGCGGTCGCTGTGGCCCTCAACCCAGAAGTGCTTGCCACAGTTAGCACCGAGGAAGCCGAGGCAGTGTTTGAGGCCCTTGCGGTAGACGAACTAAGCGATGCCCAGATTGATGCGCTCGTTGAAGCAGTCCAAGAAGCACCCACCGAAGTCCGTAAAACCTTTGAGGACACCATCAATATCTTTGGTGAGGGTCTAGACGACTACGTGCCCATTGGATCAAGCGTCCCTGTTGGAACGCGCAGAACCCTCATTGCCGTGACCGCTGGAATGGCCCTTGCAGCGGCTGGAACTAGGATGAGTAGACGATGAAACGATTCCTTTCTTTCCTGAATGAGAACTCGTGGACGTATGCGGGGACCGGACTCGTGCTCATTACTCTCTCTGGGCCAACGCTCAGATCAGCCCTGTGGATCACTGGTGTAACATTGATACTGCATTCAGCACTAAGTCTCTCTGAGAAGGAATAACATGGATAAGCTCAAGAACATCATCTTCCGAATCTTTGCCCTCTTTGGGTCTTCGGCACTTGCTGCTGTAGCTGGTGGTGCGATTATCGGTGTGGAACTTTGGAAGTCTGCTGCCCTTGCTGGAGTGATGGCATGTGCACAGGTTGTTGAGAAGCTTCTCCGTTTCAGCGTGGATGGCACCCTCACCAAGGAAGAGATTGAGATTGCATTCTCCGGTGCTGGTGCGCCAAAGAAGAAGGAAGAAGCAGCTGGCTGATGGCGAAGGTAGACATCGCCAAGCTTCCAATCATCAAGGTCAAGCTGTGCTCGCACCTCAAGAACGTCGAGCCAGGTGAACTCGACCCTAGTCTTCTTCGCAAGATTGAGGGAAAGGGCATGCTTCACCATTGCGCAGCTGACGCATATGAGGCGATGGACGCCGCAGCCAACGCAGAAGGAATTGACCTCAGCCCGACTAGCCCAGCGGATACATATCGCTCGCTTGCGGTTCAAGAGTACGGATTCTTCCAGCGATACACCGACAACCCAAAGCCAGCCTTGATGAAGCAGAAGCCACGCATCTACAAGGGCAAGGCTTGGTACTTGAAGAAGGGTTATGCGCCCTTGGCCGTGCCGGGTACGAGTCAGCATAATTACGGGGTGGCCATCGATATTGCCAACGCATCTGGCACACGTCTTGAATGGCTAGCCAAAAACGCTGTGTCGTTTGGATTCTCGTGGGAAGTATTGCCGTCAGAACCATGGCACCTGCGTTACGTTGCTGGCGATGATGTTCCAGAACGTGTGAAGACGTGGAAGGAATCAAAGGGAGCCTGATGTGGATGGCGGCTGGGCCCTTCTTCTTAGCGCTGTTGTTACTGGTGCTTTTGGCGTCATAGTCACACTCATACAGAAGTTCAAGAAAGAGAATGCTTCTGACCACGAGGTTGTGATGGGCATGCTCAAGATGGTCTACAAGAAGCAGACCAACGTTGAGGACAAGATCGACCGTGTGGACGACAAGCTTGATACACACATACGTGGGCACAAGTAACAGGACAGACTTCTAACCACGTCCCCCCGTCGGTTTGCCTCACGCCGACTCCCTAGTCGATTGCCTCTCCCAAGCCAATGGGAGATCTACCCCAGTTCCCTGGTGTTCTTGCCCCGCCACTTGCAAAGGTGGTACGGCCATGCGCTTTCTGAAGTTGTTGTGCAAGTGTACACATGTGGAATGATGCTTGCAACATTTACTTCATGTGTGTATATTTATCTATGACCCGGGAGGGTGTTACGCCTTTCTTCCCTCCTGGGTCACTGAACGGAGGAACAATGAGCAAGTTTAAAGATGTTCTAAAAAGCTCCGAAAAACTTGGGGTCCAGGAAAGAATCAAAGCCGGACTGGACGAACAATCTTACAAGGATTTTTTGGACGCAGTTAATAACCCAGATGTAAAAGCTGCTGCGATTGCACGGGCACTCAAAGAGCTTGGCATAGATGTGGCAGTTATCTCAATACAAAGAATGCGAGTAATCCAATGACAAAGTTCAAGAGGTTGGTAGAGATCGAGAACGATGACACCATTCTTGAACTGAAGGCTGCCCTTAAGCGAGCACAACAGGCAGAGGCCAAGGCAAAAAACAGGTCCGAGGCAATCGTCGCAGCCGTCTATCAAGCAGCAGCAGATGCACTCAAGTCAACACCACAGCTGAAGCCAGCCAAGTTACAGATCGACAAGCGCAAGGGTAAGTCAGAGGTTGCCCTTGTTCACTTGACCGACTGGCAAGCTGGCAAGAGAACCGTGTCCTACGGCCTTGCCACGCTTGCTGAGCGGATTGACCTGATGACCAAGAAGGTCATTGAGCTGACCAACATCCAGCGCCAACACCACCCAGTCAAGGATGTGGTCATCATGCTGGGCGGAGATATGGTCGAGGGCATCGGAATATTTCCGGGCCAAGCATACGAGGTGGAAGCCCATCTGTTTGAGCAACTCTTTGAGGTTGTTCGCATTATCGCCAACACTGTCCACCAAATGGCGAGCCATTTTGAAAACGTGCACGTTGTGTGCGAGTTCGGAAACCACGGGCGTCTTGGTCGCAAGGGCGACATGCCCAACGGCGACAACATCGACCGCATGGCATACAAGATTGCCAGCGACCGCTGTGCCCACCTGAACAACGTGACATGGCAGATGTCCGGAGACTGGTATCAAATAGTAAACATCGGTTCCTATCGTGCACTCCTTGTGCATGGCGACGAGATCAACTCTTACGGTGGCAATGTGCCAGCATTTGGCATCTTGCGCAAGTGCAACGCATGGGCAACCGGAGTGGTCGAGGATTTCCACGACGTATACATGGGCCACTTCCACACCCCGATGAGCCTGACCATGGCCAACGGTGGGCGTGTGTTTGTGTCCGGGTCACCCGAGTCACACAATGAATACGCACGTGTGTTCGTGGCTGCTGTGGGCAAGCCGAGCCAGCGCCTCCACTTTGTCGACCCCGACAAGGGACGTGTGACGGCCGAGTACACCGTCTGGCTGGACTGATGCGTGATGCACGAGACACATGTGCATGCCTCCCTGTCCGACCAGTTGGGTCTCATCCAGACTGTGGCGACAAACCAGAAGACGACGAGTAGGTCAATAGTCCTCGTCCAGTGGGCGGATGCGCACATGGGCGATGGTGGCTGGCAGGAGCTGGACGAATACGTGGATGATGGGGAGACCATCGTCGACACGGTTGGATTCCTCATACCTGTGGGCGAGCCAGGGTCAAAGGACAAGCACGTGACTGTGTGGCAGTCCCTGTGCAAGGACGAGGGCATCCATCCGATGCACATTCCGGTGGACATGGTGCGTTCTATCAAGGTGGTTGCATTCCCGATGTGACCGTGATACAGTCGTATCACAACAACAAGGAGGGACATGTTCAGATACACGATTGACAAGCCCGAGCACGGGAGCGAAGAATGGCTCCGTGTGCGATGGGCAGACGCAGAGGGACGCAGGCGGATCTCCGCATCGGTGGCAGGTGCCATCTACAACGAGCACCCGTACACCTCGTCCGCAGACCTGGCACAGGAGCTGCTCTCGCAGACACCACCAGTTCCACAGCCGTCCACGCGCGACATGGAGCGAGGCAACCGCATGGAGCCAATGCTCATCAAGTGGGCTGCCGAAAGCGAGGGCATCGACCTTGTGACCCCAGAGCAGATGTACTGCTATGAGGACGGCACGTGTCGCATGATCGCCACGCTGGATGCCATTGACAAGGACGGAATCCCGTACGAGGTGAAGACCTCGCGCAAGCGCTGGGATGGCGAACTGCCACGCCATTGGTACTGGCAGGGAATCCACCAGGCCATCTGTGCTGGCGCAGACAGGATCGAGTGGATCATCTTTGACAGCTCGCTCGACATGTACAGGCACACGCAGCACGTGTCCAGTGACGAGACCAATGCGCACATCGTTGAGGTCTCCAAGTTCCTGGCATCCATCGACAACTTGGACATCCCAGAGAATGTCATCATGTCCCTGACGAATGTGCAGGACATGTACAAGAAGTCAGAACCAATCACCGTTGAGATCAATGCCGATGACTATGCGCTTGTGTCCGCACTCGCAGATGTCAAGGCGCAGATCAGCGCACTCGAGAAGCAAGAGGGCGAGCTGCAGGCAAAGATTGGCATGGTGTTGCAAAACGCAGAGAAAGCGTTATACGATGGCACAGAGGTAGTCACGTGGAAGACAGTGCAGAGGGACACTCTGGACACAAAGGCATTGGGTGAAGCACATCCAGCGCTGGTCAGCAAGTTCCGCAAGATCACCGAATATCGTCAAATGAAAATCAAACGGAGGTAACAGCAATGGCATCATTCAACCTTGACAACTACGAGACAGTCGCAGCTAGACTGGACCGCTGGCTCAGCGAGTACAGCGGAGACCATGTGGTGCCACGCACCAAGGTCGTGACCGATCTCGTCCACTACACCGACACACGTTGTGTGTTTCGTGCCGAGTTGTACATCGACGACAAGTTGGTGGCTACCGGATGGGCAGAAGAGACACGTGGAGAGGGCATGGTGAACCGCACCAGTCACCTCGAGAACTGTGAATCCTCGGCCGTGGGACGCGCATTGGCCAACCTTGGGCTAGCCGGATCTGACCCAGCCAAGCGCCCGTCACGTGAAGAGATGGAGAAGGTACAGCGTCACACGACCAGCTACCCAAAGCCAGCTCCACGCCCACAGCAATCGTTCGACTCGGAGCCAACGCCCGATGAGATGGCAGAAGTCATGGGCAACCTTGCCGATTCGTTCGGTGCAAAGGAGGTCACCAAGCCTGCGCCAACTATCAAGAACCCGGGTGAGGCAGCTTCTGTCAAGCAGATCGGCATGATCCGTGCCTTGCTTGCACAGCAGGGTGTGCGCTCCAAGGACGAGCAGGCTGGCTACGCCAAGGCAACGCTGGGCCGTGATGTGGATTCACTGGAGTCGATCACCAAGGGTGAAGCCTCCACTCTCATCACGTCACTGAAGTGAAGCGCAAGCCAAAGACCTTGATCGCTGTCCGTCTGGAACCCGAGCTGCTTGAAAAGGTGGCTCGGGTGTCAGAAAGGATTAGCCTCAACAGGTCTGAGACAATCAGAGTTCTTATCCAAGTCGGATTGAAAGCATCTAAGTAATGGACACTAGGAAAGGTGAATGCGATGGAAACAAAGACAAGTGCAGCAACAAAGACTGCCCACTATTCGGAACCCTTGGGAAGCCCGGTCGTGACGGTCGGCGTAGGGTTCGAAACTGTGGCGACCCTGCGGCTCGGGGTAAACGTAACCGGACTAAGGGCGATTCCAAAGCACGTCGTGCCCGCAAGAAACTTGGGCTGGGTGGTCATCTTACCCGTCACGAAGAAAACTGGGGTGGCATTTTTCGTACCGAAATCAAAGCGGGCGCGCAGGTTGGTCCGATTTATACACGATTCAGAGACGCGAAAGCACAGAGCGATGCGGCGAAGGCGCTGGGTGACGTTCGTCCATTTGTGATGGTGGCTATGCCGGACGGTACTTCAGAAGGTATCGTGCTCATGACACTCACAGAGTTTGCAGAGATAGTCTCTCTGCTGTCGTAAGGACCACACAAGGGCAGTCACTGGGTCACAGTGGCGTGGTTCTCCCCAGTCATTCCTGCTGTTGGGTTTGGCTGGGGCGATAGCCCTGTAAAATAAAGGCAAGCAGTTTCGACTAGACTGAAAGGCACACAATGCGAAAGACAGTACGGCTATTTGCCGTTTGCCTGGTAGCGCTGGCAGTAGGAATGGGACACGCTCAAGCGGTGGGTGCACCGAGCGGAGTTACTGACAAGCCACACGACAAGCTCGCCCATCTCAGGGCGGAGCGTCCGTTGCTCGTCCCCGTAACCTTCAAGCACGGAGACGTATCGTGGCTGACCCGGCTGGCAACCGAAGCAGGCTGGCCCAAGCGAACCCACAAAAAGCTGGCACAGATCATCCTCAGGGAATCGGGTGGCTGCCCGAACCGTAAGGGTGGGGATGTGGTCGACGCCAACTGCAACATCATCCGTGTGTCTGAGTGGAACCATCGCTCCGACTCCGGTCTACTCCAGATCAACGGAGTGCACTGGAAGCAGGATCATCCCAACTATCATGGACTGATCTGCAAGGAGATGGGCATATGCACACAAGAGCCATTACTGGACGCACTGACCAACCTACGCGCAGGCAAATTACTGTTTGACGTAGCAGGATGGTCACCATGGGTAGCGAACTAAACAACAACAACGGGAGGGATAAGGCAATGTCAGAACTACTGGATGCTTGGTCTCTGCGTAGTCAGAAGTTTGACTGGCAGAACAAAGCCAATTGCAAAGGCAACGGTGACGTGTTCTTCTTTGAACGTGGATACTCCGGTGACAAGATTGCAAAAGCAAAAGCTCTCTGTTCAAAGTGCAAAGTGAAGAAAGACTGCTTAGACTTTGCGCTCGAGAACAGAATGGAGTACGGAATATGGGGAGGCAAGACATCAAACGAACGTCTCATGCACTTGGGTATCCACTCGTGGGGCGCACATGACGCTCGATGAACTACATGACCTTGTGAGATTCTTGCGAAAGGTATATCCTGGCAAGGCAGACGAAGAACGATTGGTGCAACTAATCGATAAGTTCGAAAAAGAAATAAACAGGAGGATGAAGAAATGACTAACCGATACGAAGAGGACTACAAGCAGTACGTAGACGAGTACTGGGCTGAGAAGTTTGACGACATCGACACAGCGCTGAGGCACACGCTCAGTGAGCTGCGTGAGCTGCGTCATCAGCTTGCCGTGGCAGAGGACGAGAACGCACGTCTCCGCAGCATGCTGTCTCGCATTCAGATCGCCATGTCTCAGGGGCTAGAGCTGTGACCCCGGAGCGCATTGACCTGTTTGTCGACAGGATCTGTGGGTACTTCCCCACCACCAACATCGCACGTAACACCGTGAAGAATGCGTGGCGTCAGGAAGAACTGCTCGTGTCGCTGTCCGATGAGGATGCCAAGAAAGTACTTGAGAAGATCCAAGCAGAGCCAGCGTTCCCCACATTGGCCCGAGTAAAGAACCTGATTAGGGGATCAAGGGGAGGTACGAACAGTGAGTACTGTGGCAAGTGCAATCTCGGATGGCTTCAAGTTGAAGACACGCAGTTCGGTGGTTATACATACACACAGTTTGGAAAGTGTAAGTGCCAGGGAGGGAACTATGAGCCAGCGATGGACTTGCCCGAAGTGCAAGAACTCAATTACAACTAACGTCAAAGTAAATGGTGCGCCGATCTGTAGCAACAGACGGTTACACTCAGAACCCCAAGAAATGATTACGAAAGGTAAGAAAGATGCTGATAGAAAGTGACAAAGACAAAGCTGAGAATGTTCTCACGGAACTACTCCTTGCTGCGATGTGTGCATCCGAACACATCAAGGATTCCTTTACGTCTATGGCGATGGGTGTGGCTGACGCACTTGAGCCTGAGAGAGTTGAGAGGGCAAAGGAGTATGCGTTGTTCCGGTACAAGGAGATGAAGAAGTAGGCCTACCGCTACCGCTACCGCTGGCTGCGAGTACACCTACACAAGAATCTAGATGAAAGTATTTCCACGCGCGTGTGTCGCAACCCCGACGGGGCGCTGCTAGCGTGGTCGCCGTTCCCCAGCCGGGGATCACCAACGAAAGGATAACAATGTCAGAGGATAGCTACAACTTGAGCGATGTCCACCCCGAACTAGAGGGGATCATCGCTGATGCTGAGAAAGAAATCTATGACGAGTCCACACTCAAGATCAAAGAAGACTTCATGTCTATTGAGGCTGGTATGTGGGACAACATGGGTAACCCTGACTCTGAAGCATGTGTCTTCATTGTCGAAGTCACAGCTACCACTATTGATGAGGCTCTTGAGTGTCGCAAGAACCACCCGACTGCCATCAATCTCAATGAGCCTAACCCCAACTCCACTACTGGTGGCATGATTACCATTAGTTCAGTAGTTCAGGGCGAGGCATACGAATGCCTGCTCAGCCCCCAGCTAATGATTGAGTTGCTTGAGAAGAAGCCAGTTGGCATGATCCTCCGTGTCGGTGGATGGGTATCAAAGCAGACAGAAGTAAGGCCGTCAGAGGCTGACGACAAGCAGGAAATCGTTATGACTTCCATGATTACTTCGGCTGCCATGTACACCATCACCCGGAACCTGGTCACCAACGAGATACTCACTGACATCAAGCCACACTTTGAGGCTGAGCCAGGTGAGCAGAAGCTGTACGACGCAATGGCTACAGCGTTCTCGGTTCAGTTGATTGCTGGTGAGTATGGCGATGATGTCGAAGCCAAGCTCATCGAAGAGCTGCGTCGAGCCGTCAAGAGCGAAGACAAGTAGCACTACCGCTACCTCTACCGCTACCGCTACTAGATAATGCGCGCCTGCGAGCGCGCGTCTAGTTAGCGTTAGTGTTATCTAAGCCTTATCTAAACTAATCGCGCGCGCGAGTGTTGTGGTGTCGGCTCGGTGTTTGCGATCGGTCGTCGGGTCGGCTAGCGTGGTCGGCGACCTCGGGGGAAGTACCCCCGATCTAGAGAAAGGCGACCTTATGAACGCTCTTATTAGAGCATTAGACCACTTGGCAGTACGGTATCTTCGGTACTCTATCGCCAAGAAGCACAATAACCGTATTCAGTTTCCTAACGAACTTGAGTATGTGTCTAGGGCTATTTGGCATTGGCAAGACTGCCTTGAGTCCTACTCACCTGAGTCTCACAAGATCTTCTTCTAAGGTATTCCCCTTTCTCCCTTAGAAGAGACGGGTAGCGATAAGCCCGAGTAATGCTGTGTCTTACATACGCACAGCCGAAGTTATCGCAGTATGTAACTTCCATTATCAACTACTAACGAAAGGCATAATCATGGAAGCCGTCAATATCAACCTAGAGCCAGTCACGCTTAGTGGCTGGCAGCAAGCAGACTTTGCTTTGTCTAACGGACTTGGCAGAGTGCTGATGTATGGCTTGCCCGGTACGGGTAAGACTTACTTCGGTCTGAACTACCACTTGGCAGGTAAGAACTCTTACCGTCTCATCTGTACTGAAGAGATGACCGACAGCGACCTCATCGGTGGCTATCGTCAGTCTGCTAACGGGACTTGGCAGTTCCGTGAGGGTGTTGGCATCAAGGCTTGGCGAGAGGGTGCTCGCTTAGTCGTAGATGAGATCAATCGCTGTAACTCAGATGTTGAGTCACGGCTTATGGCTCTCATTGATACAACTCACTCAAGCAGTTGGGAACATCCTGAGACTGGCGAAATCGTCAAGCCCTCTGAGGGTTTCAGCGTTGTCGCTACGATGAACGGTGAGCCTGAGGACTTAGCACCTGCTGTGCTTGACCGTCTCGTTGTTCGTATTCGCATTGACGAACCTCACGATGACGCCATCATGGCTTTGCCTGAGTACCTCAGGGAGTTGGCTCGTGCTTACACTTCACGAGTCGGTGATGACCGTTACTCATTGCGTAGTTTCGTAGAGTTCGCAGGACTCTATCAGCGAAGCAACGACATACAGCGTTCGGCTCTTGTGGCTTTGCCTCAGATCGCTGAGCAGCTAGTAGACGCAATGGCTATCGCCAAAGTCGAGGGTCGCTAATGGCTAAGCACTCTGTAGTACCTGAGGTACTCGGTGATAGACCGTCTCTATCGCATAATCGCTACACCCAAACGGGCGAAGCCTTAGACCTTACGACTGTGAGTGTTACTCACGGGACTAAGGTTCACGGCTTAGTTGCCCCGTCAGGTGGTGGCGAGACTAGCCGTAGGCTTAGGCGTTATGCCCTTTGCCTTGCCCGAGTTGCTCTTCCTGAGGCTAAGCGTAACGCTAAGCGTTGGGGTGTGAGTATTCACTCAACTCAGGTAGCCAGTCAGGTAGTAGCCACAAGCCTCTACAAAGAGGCTTACGGCGATGACCCAACTAACGGCACAGTTTCTGTAGCCACTCTGGCTAGGTTGCTCAACGAGCCAACGCCTAACGGCGCAGTCTTTCTTGAGGCTACCCGTTATGTAGGCACTCAGGCTTACGAGCAACTCAAGTCAGCAGTTCCACCGTCAGTGCGTGAGTACTTACAGTCCACAGAGGAAGCAGTTACCCGTACTGTGGATTACTACCAGAGTCATTTGCTGGATATCAACAGCAAGAGCGACTGGCGTAGGCGTAACGCTAAGAAGCACTGGCGTTGGCTCACTGAGTTGATCGACGCTAGGGCTGAGCAGGTAGCTGAAGCCCTTAGGTCTCAAGCCAAAGAGGCTAAGCAGACCAAAGCACAGCGTCACCTTTCCGAGCAGATCAGTAAGGGTAAGCCAGCGATTGACGACACTAACGACGGGTGGTATCCGTTGTTTGTGTCTAAGCCACCGTTGGATATCCCCCATACTGGCAAGTTGGGTAGGCGTATCATGTACACCAACGAGGGTAAGTATCCACGCAATATCGGTCGGCTTATGACTGACCCTGAGCGTCGTATCTTTACCCGTAAGACCCGTTCGCTTGGGGCTGTCGTAGTCATTGACTGCTCAGGCTCTATGAGTCTTACCGAAGATGACCTCAAGGCACTTATGAAGTCATCGTCAGGTGCTACGGTGCTCTGCTACTCAACGGGTAACTATCCCGATGAGAGCAACCCTAACGCTTGGGTCGTAGCCCGTAGAGGTCGTCAGATTAGGCGTCTCCCTGAGTTTCCAGGGGGTAACGGCTGTGACGCACCAGCACTCAAGTACGGCGTATCGCTTAGGTCATCTAGCGTTCAGCCCGTTATCTGGGTCAGCGACCAGCAAGTCACTGGCTTAGGCGACAGGTCTAACGAGAACCTGAGACAGCAGTGCCGTAACCTCGTAAGAAAGCACGGGATTATCACAGCCCGTAATGTGAAGCAAGCAATAAGGGAAATGACCAAACTACAAGGAGGAAAGTGATGAGTACCCCTGACGAACTGCTTATGGCAGAACTACAGGCAGTAATGACCGAAGCAGGTACGACCATATTTGATGAGCGTACAGCTGAGGCTAAGAGCATTATCACAATGCTTGACGATCAGTTCACCAAAGACGGCTATTTCGGCAGTTACTTGTTCGCACTGACCAAGACAACTGAAGAGGAATACCAGCAAATGCTGAACGGTGACGCTCAAGTAGTAGGTGGTAAGCCCGAAGACCTCACCAGTGGGGATTACACAGGTGGCAAGATCACCAAGTTGTACACCTTTGATACCCATGAGGAACTAGCCCAGATCGTCTCAGAGCCACAGTCAATGCTTATGACTTACCACATCAAGAAGCAGTCAGGGCTAATCATCAGGACTAATCTCCCTGACGGCAGACGGCTTACAGCCTGTGCTGCCCCCGGCTTTGTCGTGGTCAAGTCAGGCGATAACGTCTCAATACTTACCCTAGACAGCGATGACCCAGACCCCAAACTGGCTTTCGCTGACTACGACACAGAGACCATCGAGTTATTCCACAGCCTGTGGCAAGGCAACTTGTACCCACGGACTATGGAACGGGACTACCCTGAGACTTACAAGGAAGTCATCGGCAAACTCAAGCGTGAGTCAGGCATTGACGATGAGGAAGAGGGTGAGTGAGAACTGGCTAGCAGTAGGCATATGGGCATTACTGCTAGTCGTAGTACTAGCCTTTAGTAGAGGCTGGTAATGGAATAGAGCGTTAGTGAGTAGGTCTATCACCTAGTGGGTATCCATGATCGGGATATGCGCTAGGCACTAAACCCCCGATAGACCTACCACTAGCGTCTCTAGCTGGACTTATCGCTACCGAGTGTGCTAGTACCTACCGTTAGGGCTACCGATACTTAGATTACCTATGCTAAGGGCTTAGGCTTGATACATAATATGGCGAAACCTGAGAACCCGGGGCGACTTGCGAAGTGTCGCTAGGTCGGCTACGGTGGATGTCGTCGCCAATGGGGCGATGAAGTGAAGAGAAAGGGAGTTAGTTATCGCAACGAAGAAGAAGCCGACTGCTACGGCAGAGGTCATTTCAGCAACATTCACCATGATCACTAAGGAACCCAAAACTTGGGGGCTACGAGTCCCTAAGGGTCAGGGCTCTAAGGGCAAGATCGTCGAGTCGGTGAATCGTTGGGGCAATCGGCAATCTAAGAAACTCGTTTCTAAGGTTGCCGACATTCCAGCGAATGAGATGCTGGGACTTCCAGCATGCGAAGTCTGGACATTCCAGAACGCTTAGCACCTAGCACGGCGAGTCCCAGTAGTCAAATCGGCTACTGGGGCTTTGCCGTTTCACCCCCCCGTATGGGGGGATAATACCCGTTCTCGATATGTGTGTATTTTGTGTATTTCGGTGAAGCTCCACACACAGGTGTGTATTACACGCACTAGTTGAAAAGAAAACAGAAAAAGAAAAGCTCCCCCCACGCTTCACTACGTTTGTAGTAGGTGGCCGTAGCCAATGTTTCTAGCCGACACCTGGTTGTGTTGTACGTTCACACGCTGCTCCCCTGACTCGGGGGTCAGAGGTCTACCCAGGTTTCCCTGTTTACGTCCCGCCACCTGCAACCGTGGTACGACCGTGCGTGCCCTGTGTCTCCCGACATGAGGGACTTGATTGGTTTGCGGTCTCACTATAGCACCATGGTGTACGATTGCAACATGGACGATAACAAGAAGAAGCGACTGACTGCACAGGCTTCGCGTGAAACCAAGAAGGCCCTTGCATCCGCAATGAGGGGCCTCGTTCATTTTGATGAGATGAAGCGAGCCAACCCTGGCATCGGTTTTATTATCCCGCGTAAGCAGGAAGCACAGCTGAAGCGTTTCGTGTATGACTACCGGAACAGTTGGAACAAGCCGACCCCGGTCAAGGGCGTAAAGAAGAAGGGCAAGTAAGCCTAGATTCATGCAGCAGGGGCGGAGGGCGATCTCTGCAGAGGACAGGTCAATCTTTTGGCAGTCCCTGCAATCTGGTGTCACCCTAAAGGAGGCTGCCCGCAATGCGGGTATCTCCTACAACACGGCACTTAAGTGGTCAGCTAAAGCTAAGCAGACCAGCCTTGAGCTGGAGCAGGTAAAGCTAGTCGCCTCCAAGCCTTCTGGTGGGCATGCGGTCGAACGAGACCGTGTGATTATGAAGGATATGCCACCAGTGCTTCCCAGTGGTCGGCTCAGCCCACGGGCCCAGCGAGGCCTGGAAGACTTCGACTATTTCCGGCGTGTATACCTCGGACGCATCCCAAGCCCCTGGCAGGTAGATGCTGCCTACAAAATTGTCGAGATGCTGGAACACCCAGAGAAACAGTTCATGGTGCTCAACTGTCCACCTGGAGTGGGCAAATCCACCTTGTTTCACGACGTAGCCGTCTGGTGTATCGTGCGCAACCGGGCTATCCGTGTGATGATCGGCTCTATCAGCCAGACGCTAGCAAAGATGTACTCGCGCCGTATCCGCGAAACCCTGGAACGTACGTCACCAATCCAGCCAGACCCAGAGATGGTGGCCCGCGGTTTAGCAGTAAATGCAGAAGCCTGCCTCGTGCTGGACTACGGCCGATTCAAGCCAACACACGTAGGTGCCTTATGGCGTGCTGAAGAGTTCGTGGTGGAGCAGCAGACCATGGGTGGCTTGGACAACAAGGAACCAACCGTTTCTGCATACGGAATTGAGTCAGAGTTCATTGGACACCGTGCCGACCTAGTTCTCTTTGACGACGTGGCATCACCAGAAAACGCTAAAGAATCCGTGGCACGGGATAAGCTGTTGGAGCGCTGGGATTCCATGGCCGAAGCACGTGTGGACCCGGGCGGCATGCTTGCCGTTATAGGTCAGCGTCTAGGGCCTCAAGACCTATACGCCCACTGCTTGTCAAAAGTCACATACGAAGAATTGGAAGAATATGACGGTTCTGATGTTAAAGATAAATCGGAACTTGTCGAACCTACGAAATCGGCTAAGTACCACCACCTGGTATATAAAGCCTATTACGAGGAACTCGACGATGGAACACTTGCTTGTAAACGAAAAGATGCACCACCTTGGCCAGAAGGCCCCCTCCTGGACCCGTTCCGTTTATCCTGGAAGGACCTTTCTTACATCCGCTACAACACTCCGTCCAAGTTCCAGGTTGTCTATCAGCAAGAGGATATGGCAGAGGGACATTACCTCATTGAGCGCACTTGGGCGACTGGTGGGATGGGTCCTGATGGGGTTCTCTATCCTGGCTGCATTGACGTTGGCCGCCGTCCTGGGTATATTCCTGAAGGGCTATCTCAACCGATAATCTCGGTGGCGTCGGTCGACCCGAGCCCCACCATGTTCTGGGCCATCCAATGGTGGTTGTTCCAACCAGAGACTGGGCTTAGGTTCCTGGTCGACATCGAACGCTGCAAGCTGACCGCAGAAGAACTGCTGGGCTACGACACTGGCACTGGGGAGTACTCGGGCATTATGCAAGCCTGGCAGGAACGCTCATGGGATATGGGCTATCCAATCAGCCACTGGGTCGTGGAGATCAACGCTGCCCAGCGCTTCCTTTTAGCGCACGACTTCATCCGCAAGTGGCAGGCCATGCAGGGCGTCAACGTGGTTCCACACACCACCAGCCGTAACAAGCTCGATGAAAATCTCGGTGTGGAAGCTTTGCTTCCACAGTTGTGGCGTACTGGTCAGGTGCGCTTACCAGATCTTCGGGACAACTGGAAGACACTTGCGTTCATTGACGAAATGACTTCGTGGACTCGCGACAAGAAGAACGGAACTGACTTGGTGATGGCGCACTGGTTCGCAGAGCTTCACATGCCACAGTTGCGTCCGGTTGTCGCGCCTCCTAGACTTTGGAGACCGTCCTGGTTATCCGCGTGAATATGGTACTTTGGTAGTACGCGCGCGCAGGAGTGACATGGCATCAAAGAAGAAGAATGTTGAACAACGGATTCAAGCTCGTAAAGCTTTTGTTGCTTCTAATCCTAATCTATCACCTGCTGAAGCACGTAAGCGTTTTTATGTTCAGACTCGCGCTCAGGAGTTATCTGCGGCTGGAAAGGCTGTAGACCGCAAAGCGCTGCGTCAAAAGTTTGAATCAGGTGGAGTTACCCGTGAAGGTTTCTATACTCCAGCAGATATCCAGCGAGCAGCGGCCAAGAAGGCTGTATCAACATCAAGTTCTTCTGGCACGCTTCCGTCAACTGGAAAGACTGGACGTACCGCAGATGTTACACGCGGTAAGGCTTACACGGATATCAATAGCATCGAGCGTCAGGCAATTCAAAAGCGTATTAGTGCGCCAAAGAATGTTACGCCAACCCGTACGAATCGTGGCAGCAATCCAGTTGAGTCGGCAGCACTTCGACTAACTGATCCAAATGAATGGAAGAAAGCTGTTACTGGAACTGGCAAGTCTTGGCTCGGTGCTGGTAAGAGGATTCTCGGCTTTGCTTCCTCGCAAGGTGAATCGCTTAACGCAACGTTCGTTAACCCTGCAATCAACACCGTTGGTCGTGCAGTTGGCAAGAATCCAAACTTGCGTCAAGCAACTGGCACAGAGGCTTTGCTTAACACCGCAGACGTGGTAGCAACCATTTACTCTGGTGGTGCAGCCAAGGGCCTCGTGCCTTCTGGTGGCGCATTGCTCAATCGACTCTCTGGCCGCAGCCGAACTGTTCGTACTGTGCAGAAGGCTGTTACCGCACTCAAGGGCGAAGCAAAGCTGTGGAGCAAAGCCGATGACCTTGGCCGTAGCGTCAGTGCACAGGTGCGTGGTGCTGACTATGTTCGCCCAGTTGCGCCTGGTAAGCGCACCGCTGTCAATGAGGTTGCCGAATCCGCAACTACAAAAGTTGTTGGAAAGAAAGCTGCAACACCTAGGCCAGCTAGAAAATACAGAATTGGCGGAATGAGCGACGCAGCAGAAGATGCAAAGATGGCAAAACTTTCTAAAGCAGAAAAAGAGATGCTATCTGGCAAAGGAGATGCAACCCCTAGGTCAACTGGCAAGTCTCCCGTTGCCAAGAAAGCAACCGCCAAGAAGGCTGCACCAGCAAAGAAGGCCCCGGCCAAGAAGAAGGCTGCATCCCAGTCTGTGCGTGAAGAAGGATTCAGCGAGATGGTTTCGGCTGACGTGCGTCAGGGCGATGCATATCTGTACAACCCAGCTGATGACGTTCCGGCAATGAAGGCTTCTACGTCCAAGCCAGCTAAGACAACTGGTAAGTCGCCAGTTGCAAAGAAGGCAACAACCAAGAAGGCGACAACCAAGAAGGCAGCATCACCAAGGAGCACGACAGTGACGCCAACCCAGAGGCCAAATCTTGGAACGAAGTTTGGAAGCCAAGAAGAGTTCGACAAGTTTATGGACGTTCAGGGCGGTGGTGAGCAGATGCGTAAGCTGGCCCGTACCAACCCACAGGCGGCAGAGAGCTTCCAGCGCAACAACGCACAATTTATTCGCGCTCGTCAGACTCGACGTACTGTTGCCGAGAACCAACGTCTTGCTGCACAGGCTAAGCGCCAGGCAGAAATAAACGCACGTAACGCCGAGACGAAGAAAAAGCTGGGTCTCAAGTAGTGCTAACCCCAGAGGAGATTGTTGCTCTTTACCAGCAACGCAGGAAGACTGCTGGTCCAATCAAGGAGCAGATGCGTCGTGTCCGTGACCTTGCCAACGGCGATGTAATCGTTCCGTTAAATGAGCTGGACAAAAACGCCAAAGCTTCTGTAGCAAATCTTCTTGTCCAAGGCCTTGACCAGATGTCAATGCGTGTTGCATCGACTATGCCATCCCCGTTCTTTCCGCCAACCAAGGAGGGATCGGAGCGTAGCAAGGCAAACGCACGTCAGCGTAAGCGGGCAATGCTTGCTATCTGGGATCACAACAAGATGCAGATGAAGATGCGCCGTCGTGCTCGTCACCTGCTTGGGTACAGCCAGTCCGCAGTCATTCTCAAGCCAGACTTTAAGACACTCATGCCAACGTGGGCCGTTCGCAACCCACTTGATACGTTCCCAGCTCCGACTGACGACCCGGATAATAATCTTCCGTACGACTGCATTTTCACCTATCGCGTAAGTGCACAGTATTTGATGCAGAACTACGGCGATCTTGTAAGTGGTCGCCTGCGTTTGGGCAGGATTAGCGCAGATACCCGCTACACGCTGCTTGAGTACGTGTCTCCGGACAGCATTCAGCTTGTTGTGCTCGGTTCTGATGACAGCCCAGAGATGACGCCAGCCGAAAGAGTCGGCGTAGAGGTAATTGAGCTTGAAAATATTCCGAATAGGACCGGAATGCCTCTTGCCGTGGTGGCTAATCGCATCACTTTGGACAAGTCGCGTGGCCAATTCGACGGTGTTCTTGGCATGTACTACACCCGTGCTCGTCTGCAGGCCCTCACGGAGATTGCTATTGAGCGTGGCATCTTCCCAGAAGAGTATTTGATTGCCAACTCTGGCGAGAACCCAGAGATTCTGCAGGTAGCTGACGGAAAGTCCGGTATTCTTGGTGTGGTTAAGGGCGGAACCATCCAACAATTGCAGTTAAACCCTGGATACAAGACGGATACTGCACTTGACAGGCTTGAGCGCCAGGAACGCCTTGAGGGTGCGATCCCAGCTGAGTTTGGTGGAGAGTCTGCAACCAACATCCGTACTGGTCGCCGTGGTGATTCGGTGCTTTCAGCAACTGTTGACTACCGTGTGCAGGAAGCACAGGCAATCTTTGAATCTTCTTTGATGGAAGAGGACAGGATTGCCATTGCAATCGAGAAGGCGTACTGGGGAACGTTCCAAAAGTCGTTCTATATCCCAGGCCGTGCAGCTGCTGGTCGCTCGATGTACATTCCGAACCAGTTGTGGACCAATGACTTCCACTACGTAACGTACAGCGCTGCTGGTTCAGACGTAAACGCCCTTGTCGTCGGCCTTGGTCAGCGCCTTGGAGCTGGAATCATTAGTAAGGAAACCGCTCGCGAGTCTGATCCGTTGATTGCGGACCCAGATCTTGAGCATGACCGCATTATTGCTGAAGGTGTTGAGGCTGCATTGCTGTCCTCCATCCAGCAGCAGGCAGTAGATCCAAACGGCCCGTACCAGCCAGAAGATCTGGCGTATCTCACCAAGCTTGTGGTTGAGAACGACGTGCCGTTGTTTGAAGCCGTCCGTCGCACCGACCAACGTGCACGTGATCGACAGGCGGCCATGGTCCAGCCGGGAGCGCCTGAGGCGATGCCTGGCCTCGCACAACCCGGAATGGGAGCTGAGGCTGGCGTGGCGCCCCCTGCTGGAGCTGGTGGAATAGAGGAACTACTCTCGCAGTTGGGGGCTTAAATGGCATCAAATAGAACAGACTTGCAGAACGTTGCGGTCCAGGCAGGGAAAAAGATTGCTGTCAAGACCCCGCCTTCGTCGCAGTACGGTGAAGCAACCAAGCTTCGTCAAGCTCAGCAGGCCGTACCAATGGGTCAGGCACCAACAGATGCTGTTGGGCAGATCAATGCACAACGTCCACGACCTGGCTCGATGGGCCCGCTTACCCGTGCGACCGACAGACCAATGGAGCCAATCACCAGCGGTGCAGACTTTGGTCCCGGTATGAACTCTTTGCAGGCTGGAATACCAATGATGGATGATTACAACAACTCAATCAACGAGTTGTTGAATATTGCGCGTTTGTACCCGAACTCTGGCCTTGCCGACTTGATCGATAAGTACGGAGCTCAATGAGTTGGAGATATGAACTAGACCCGTATTCACAGGAATCACTCCGCAAAAAGGCGGAGCTCGACCTGCGAAAGCGGAATATCCCTGCACAGTCAGACCCGACTACTGCCGCTGCGCTTGAAGCAATCAATGAACGTGCCCCGTGGCTAACGCCACAGCAACAGTTGGCACTAGCAAAGTCTGGTGCTAGCGATGCAGCCATCGATAGGGCTGGCGAACTGCAGGGTCGCGAGATTGTTTCTCAAGCACAGCAGCCAACTGGCCTTATGCAAGGTATTGGTCGCGCAGTCCAGTACGGAATCTCGTCATTGTCCTTTGCTGCACGCATGGCTGGCAAGGCAATCGACATTGTTCCTGGTGCACTCGACGCAGTAAATGCAACTGGCGATGCGTTCTATGACACCGTTATCGATCCGCTCAAGCCAATCACCCGTTATGGCGTGGCTGGTCTTGATGCAATCCCGGAAACTATCAACAACCTTGGATCTTTCTTTGTTGCAACCAAATCAAAGAACAGGACACTTGGTGGCTTCTGGGACTCTTTGTCAATTGCTACCCTTCTGGACAACCCAGAACTCCAAGGTGAGGGATTCGTTGTTGGTGACGAGTTCCGCGCAGAGCAGGCGCGACGTGCGCGTGACTTCCGTGGCGAGCTGAATGGCTCTGCTTTTACCGTTGGCCGCGGTGCGGCATCGGTGTTCTTCACCCCAAACAGCGAAGGGTACCGGAATGCGTCTGGCTTCATTGACGCAATCGTAAACGTACTTGCACCAGATCCAACAAAGCTTGTAAGCAAGACGCTTACCGGAGCGTTGAGGACGGCTGGAGAGGTGCCAACCCTTGCCAGAGAGGGACAGCTTGCGCTCAAGGCGGCCCTTGCATCTGAGGCCGGAGTGGTCGACAACCTCGCAGGTGGAACTGTTGACTGGATTAAGTGGAACAAGTTCATGGACGAGCAGCCAACTGCACGTGCATTGATTGATGAGATCGTCGGATCAGATGACGAGCTTTACATCATGGAGGAGATATTTAAATATGACGTTTCTCCGGATATGGCTTATTCGCTCAAGAATGCGAAGAGCCGTGATGAAGTCAAGACAATCCTTTCGGAAGGATGGGTTGTCGGTGACGGAACGCTTTCCAGCAACATCTACGACTATCGCAATCCGCTGCGAACCAGAGTCGAGAGAGCGCCGCTAGTTAACACAATCCGCAAGTCTCGTTGGATGCGGGCCATGCCAGAAAGCACGATTGTCATTAACGGCGACAGGTTTGACCGGACCAAAGCTGTGCGCAACATGATTAACTCTGTACGTTCTGCTGGTGCAAACGAGGATGAGGTCCGTGAGATCGCACAGATCGTCATGCCAGCGTTCCGCGCATCGTCAACTGCCGATGACCAGTACGACGCCTACCGTGCGTATGAAGCAACAATTGGGATGCTTCTGAAGAAGAACGGTGTACCCAAAGAGATTGTTGCAGAAATATTACAAAAGCCACGTGAAGAGATGGACAAGATCCGTGCGTGGATGCTGAACCGTGCTGGTAACGAAACCGACCACGGCTTCATGAATGCTTTTGCAGACATGCTGAAGGATGACTTCCCGCCCGAGTTCTACACGGATTTCATTGAGAAGGCCGGACATCTTGGCGATGAGGTTGGATTTGCCCGTCCAATGCAGATTGTTGAACTTCTGAATCGTGTGCAGACATTGCCTGATGCACGTGAGCTTCGCCGTCTGACAAGGAACCCGTTCTTTGCCGACATGCTTAAGACTGAGGCTGGTGGAACCGCAGTAAAGAAGGGCGGTCCGCTTGGCTTGTTCACCACATCAAAGTTCGAGCGCCGTGAAATTGAAGTAATCACAGATCAGAAAGAGTACGACGCACTTACTAAACAGATAGATCAAATCAAAGCAGCATCTGGTGAGTCGCTTGACGAAACTGCAATCTCAAAGATAAGAGACCTTGAAAATGAGCGCGACATGCTTACTGAACTGGTAACAAAGCGTGTTGCTACCGGAGAACAAAAGTTCGCATATGAGTTTATTGACACTTTGCAGAACGCAATCTGGAAACCGCTTGCTCTTGCAACTCTCGGTTACGGAATCCGCAACAGCATGGACGCACAGATCCGTATGCACTTTGGCGCAGGGACTGGTATCGCGCATCCGCTTGACTACATCAACTTGGTATTTGGTCGTACTGGAAAGCGCTCGATCCTTGGGGAGGATCTGCTTGGTAAGGACCTGAACTCTTTGCGTAAGGCGCATAAGGATATTCTTGTCACCAGCTCACGCAAGCAGGGAATTACAACAACCGAGTTTGCCGGGAATCTGAAAAACACCAATGTGTGGGTTCCTGTCAGCAGACAGGGCGGATTTGCCAAGCACACCAATGGAATGATTCAGCAGGGTCGTCTTGTGTTTAATGACCCTTTGCAGAACATCGCTGCACGTGGACTTTCCCTTGGCAAGACAGAAGACGAGATTGTCGAGATGCTTGTTAAGGCTGCCCGCGAGCCAGAAACCTACGCAGAAATCCGTGGAATCTTCAAGCGTGGAATCCCATACGTTGACATGAACGGTGCAAAGGTCGTGTCTCCAAGCGTTGACTTTGACCTAATGAGCAAAGCAAGGGTGGATGAGTACATCCGTCTCCACGCAAAGACTGTTGTTCTTGGAAACGTGAAGAACCACACCGGGAATCTTGATGACGTGCAGTTCATGTACGCATTTAACCGTGTTCCAATGATGGACCAGGCAAGGGTTATTCCGGTAAAGGATCTCGGGTTTAAGCCAATTGAAGGCAAGGTTGTTTCTGTTGATGGGCAAGAGGGTGTAATCACAAGGATTGCTGACAACAAGGTCACGTTTATTCCAGTGCATGAAGGCGAGGCATTCAAGGGCGCTTATGGGAGTAGGCAGGCTCGTCGATTGATCGATAGCAAGCCAATCTGGGACGAGAAGGTTGGCCGCGGGCTTCCCGAGCGTGTAGCAAAAGAGGTGTACCGTCGAGCCAAAGAGGACAAGAGCTGGTTCAAGGCAACCGAAGAGGCCATGGACAAGATGGTGGACAAGCTGTTCACAGACCTTTATGGCAACAAGTATGTGAGGGCAACCGAAAAAAGCCCGACGTTCCGTAAGTTCTACTACGACACCATCGCACAGAACCTTGACCGTCTTGACCCAAAGGCGGCCAAGCAGATCATGAAGTCACTTCGTGATAACGCCAAGCTTGAGGGTATGTCGGTTGGCAAGTACATCGGTGACGATGCAATTGCAAAGCGCATTGAAGACATTGCGTCCAAGGGCGGCAAGGGGAACATCTCGGCAGAAGATCTGGACGACTATGCCCGTTTCTTGGCGCTTCAGAAAACCAAGCGTCTTTTGTACGATGCTTCGGAACGCAGCAACCTTGAGGACATCATGCGCATCATCGCTCCGTTTGCTGGTGCATGGCGTGACATTGTTGGAACGTACATGGGCGTTACGGCAACGGAGAACGTCCGTGCCCTCCGCTCATTCCAACGCATCTACACCGGAGCTAAGTACGCCGACCCAGACCAAGACGGTCGTGGCTTTGTGTATGAAGATCCACAAACAGGTCAGATGATGTTCGCCTTCCCATTCAGCAAGGGAATTGCCAACATGGTGCAGAACGCTATCCCTGGTGGTGGCGCTGCAGTGCAGTCAATCCTTGAGGCCCCGGTCAAGCAGCTGTCCCAGGGAATTAACGTCTTCCCAGCAATTGGACCTATGGCTCAGGTAGCTGCGTCTGAACTCATCCCGGATGTCCCGAAGTACAACACGATCACAGAGTTGCTGCTGCCCTACGGAAAGAAGGAGTACTCGACTCTGTTCAACCCAACTCCTGGCTGGCTAAACAAAGCTGTGCAGGTGCTGCAGGCTGATACCAAGAACACGACCACTGCATACTTCAACACCTATAGCGAAGTGCTGCGAGCCAAGCAGGCAACCGGGAATTACGACATAAGTAGAGAAGAAGAGATGCAGCGGCTTATTGCTGACTCTAAGTGGGATGCACGTTGGCTTACTGCGCTTAGGGCGATATCACAGTTTGTCGGACCAACCGCAGGAACGACGGAGTTTATTGTCCCCACAAAGCAGGGTGATGCATTTGTTGGAGAAATCATCAAAGAGTTCCAGAGACTTCAGCAGGATGATTATGACACTTCTGTTACAAGATTCCTTGAGCTGTATGGGGAGAACATGTCGCTGTACGTGTCCTCCAAGTCACGCTCTTTGGTGAACGGACTTGAAGCGTCCCCAGAGTTTGGCGACTGGCAGCGCGAACATCCAGACATCTTGAAGCAGTACGAGCGTGTAGGCGCATACTTCTCGCCGTATGGCTCCGACTTCAGCTTTAGCGTTTGGAATGCGCAGAACCTTCGCGGCGAGCGTGTCAAGCTGACGGATACGGAAATGATTAAGTTGGCCCAAGAGCGCATTGGTGCGGCCAAGTATCGCCGTGCCCGCAGACTATTTGGTCCATACCCGAACGAGCGGCAGAGTGCCATCCTGGCTCTGTATCGCCAGAAGCTGCATCAGGAGCATCCTGGATTCCCACGTTACGCAGAGTTCGTTACCAACCAGTTTGCCAACGATATTGAGAACTTGAAGGCTTTGGTCAAGGACTCTCGCGTTTCAGACAGCAAGGTCGTTGCTCCACTGGTCCAGTATCTTGAGCAGCGCGACATTGCTCTTGCTCGCGTGGGAACCAAGACATTGCAGTCTAAGAAGGCTCAGGGTGCTCGTGGATCTTTGTATCAATTCGGTGAAGCGCTTGCTGCTCAATCACCTGAGTTTGATAGAATCTGGGGTCGTCTGCTTGCTCAAGAGGTGGAAGACTAATGGCACGAAACTCTGATACCTGGATTCAAGAACAAATAACTGCTCGCGGTATCGAGGACACCCCACAGAATAGGCGTGACCTAAGGACAGAGTATTACCAGACCGACCCATATGGGATGAAGACTGGTGGCAAGTTAGCAACTACCAAATCGGCAACCGCCTCTACTGTTACCCAAAACGAGACTGGCACGAACCTTACATCTTCTATTGGGGATGCCGACCTGGCAACACTAATCCAGGAGGCACAAGGAGGCAGCGGGGCTACGACCGGGCCATTTGCTGGTACTAGCTACTCGTTCCCGGCACGCGTAATTAACAACACCCCAGACAACTTAAAGGCTGCACAGAACGACGCTTTGCTGTCTGGGGCAAACACAATCTCAACCGTTCCCGGACGTGCTGGACGTATTGTTGTTTACTCTGGCGATCAGCTTGTCAACGAAGATGGCAACGTTGTCCGTGGCCAGTATGACAGATCTGGCAAGGATCTTTTGGCCGAGTACAGAACTATCACGAATCAGGCGCAGTTGATTGAGTTGTTCACAACCCTGAAGGACTACAACTTCTACGGAGATGGAGGCAAGCCAAGCGCATTTGCTCTGAGTGGCCGCGGTCTTGAGAATAAGGATGAAGTTGCCCTCCAAAAGTTCCTTGATTATTCGTCGAGCCTTGGTCGTACCTGGCGTGCAGTTCTTCCAATTGTCCAGGGTGGGGCCAAACTTGTCTCTGGTGGCGGGCGAACTGTGTCTGTTGTTTCCACGGAAGATGCAACCAAGTTGTTCCGTCAGAAGTCACTTCAGCTTCTTGGCCGTATGCCTACCGCAAAAGAGATCGATGCAGCAGTCAAGCAGATCCAAGCAACTGAGCGCAGTAGGGCATCTGGTCAGAGCATGGACGCTCCATCACTTGAGACTGCAGCAGAACTAGCAGCGCAAAAAGCTGCACCTGGTGAAGCGGCAGCACAGTCAGCTGGTAATGCTATGAACAGAATCTTTGCACTTCTGGGTGGTGGATGATGGCAGCACAGCCAAAGAAAACTGATTGGCGCACATCGTTCAAGGCACGTTTCCCGCAGTTCGCCGCCATCATTGATGGTGGTGCTGGGGAGGCTGAGGCTCGTCGTTTGTTTGGTAACGAACTTATCGACATCATCCTTGACGTAGCGCAGAACCCGGATCAGTACGACTTCACCACACAGGCTGGCATTGACGCATTTGACACCAAGGTCAGAGCAACCCCTTACTACCAGCAGACTGCCAACTCGGCTAAGGAGTTTGACTCGCTCCCAGTTGGCGAGCAGACACAGCGAGTCGCAAACAATCGTGCGCAGATTGCGGCCAATTACGGTGACCTGAACCTGACTGTATCTGAGCTTGACGCAATTGCTAGAGCAGCAACACGTACTGGCATGACCGGAATTGTGCTGACCAACTACATCAACAGCACGATTGGTGGGCGCGCTCGTGGCAAGCAGGATCTCTTGCAGGGTCTTGACGCTCAGGCGCTTAAGAAAATTGCCAGGGCGTACAACTACAACCCAACCGATCTGGACGACCAGATTATTTCTGCCGTAACCGGAAGGGAATATGCTCCGACTGGAACAGTTCTTACGGCTGACTCAATCAGGCAGAATGCACAAAGGGCAGCAAAGTCCACGTTTTTCCACCTGTCCGAGCAGATTGACTCTGGTCTAACACTCGACGACATCTTTTCTCCGTATCGAGAGATTGCTGCAAAGGTGCTTGAAAAGACGCCGAATCAGATCTCTCTTAGCGATCCACTGTTTGCTTCTGCTCTTGGCAACAAGAAGGATGGCCAGATGAGTCTTTCCGATTGGGAAACAAAACTCATGACGGACAGAAAGTATGGCTACGAGTACACAGCTAAGGCAAACCAGGATGCAACGAATCTTGCCTTAACAATTGCTAGAGCTTTTGGAAGGAGAAGGTAATGAGCATGAACGCCTCTGATTTTTCGTTTGACCAGATTGGTCCCAGTGCGGAAACAATACAAGCTGCGATTGATGCGGGATTTATTCCCTCCCCAGCACCAGCCACAACTACCGCACCAGCCCCTGCTCCAACCCCTGCGCCTGCGCCAATCACCGAGGAAAGCCTTACCAGTTTGCGTGAAAGCCTTGCACAAATCGGGCCAACCGCAGAGACAATCCAAGCCGCAATTGATGCTGGGTTTATTGGCCCTGAGTTCACGCCGATTTCTCCCGGAGGTGGAGGAGGCAATGGTAACAGAAATGGTGATGGAACCGGAAACGGTGCGGGGGAAGGCACTGAAGGTGAAGGCGGTGACGAAACCCTTGCAAGAACAAGGGGAAGCGCGCTAAACACGATCAGGGCAGCTCTTTCTATTTATGGACTTGAAAGTCTTGCCGATGTTGTCTACAACAACTACACACAAAAGCTTGTCGATATTGACAACGCAGACGCTGTTATTTTTTCTATCCGAAATGAAGATGTCTACAAGAGACGGTTTGCAGCAAACGAGGCTCGTCTCAAGGCTGGGTTGTACGAGCTAGACCCAGAGAGCTACATGGCAATGGAGGACTCTTACAAAAACGTACTTTCAGCAAATGGAATGCCACAGGGTTTCTACGATTCACCTGACGATTTCAAGGCCTTTATTGAGGGTGATGTTTCCGCATCAGAGTTGCAGGACAGAATCAAAAACGGTTACCGCATGGTTGCTGAAGCTGACCCTGCCGTAAAGCAAAAAATGTTTGAACTGTATGGCGTAAGCGAAAGCCAACTTGCTGCCTACTTTATTGACCCAGAACGCACCCGTCCGTTGCTCGTGGCAAGCGATTATCAGCGTCAGGCACGAGCTGCAGAGATTGCAGCTAGAGCACAAGAGCAGGCAGGAATCAGACTTACTGGGGCCCTAGCTGAAGACCTTGCACGTCGTGGCACAACTGGCGTAGAAGCACAAAAAGGATTTGAGGAAATTGGGAAACTTGGCGAGTTGGCTCAGACGTTTGCCGGAGAACAAGCAATTGCGACCGAAGATATTGTTAGGGCTCAATTCGGTATCGATGTTCAAACTCAGCAAAGGCTTGAACGTCGCAAAAGGGAAAGAATGGGAGAGTTCCTTGGTGGGGGAGGTTTTTCTCGCACCACTGGCGAAACATCTGGATCAATTATTTCCGGTGTTGGTCGAGCCCAGTAATACTTGACATTTGCATTACAAATGCAATAAAGTTGTCATATCCCGTTGGGATAACCGCTGGAGATCCCCGGCTTCGGTGAGTAAACAAGGGTGATATTTGCAGCCGTCCTGGTTCCTCTGGCCAGTACGTGGGCAGGAAAGAGTGGGTCATGTCGGACGCAAACATTGAGTTTGAGGACGAGTCGCAAGACCAAGCAGGACGTAATCCGGTACGAGCAAGAATGCGAGAACTGGAAGCAGAGAACAAGCGTAAGGATGCACTCCTTGCGGAAGCCGAGCAAGCCAAACGTGAACTGGCTTTCCTGAAGGCTGGGGTTAACCCAGAGAACCCGATGGCAAAGTATTTCATTAAGGGCTACGAAGGCGACTTGTCGACTGATGCCATCCGTGCTGCAGCCCAAGAAGCAAATATCATCGAGTCCAGCAGGCCCTCTGCAAATGAGGAGCAGGCCTGGAACCGTGTGAATCGTGCAGCTGGTGCGGCAGAGACGAGTGAGCTACCAGTCGATTACGTTGAGCGGATCAAGCAGGCCCGGACCAAAGACGAAGTAATGCACTTACTGGCCCAGGCGCGAGCCGAAGCAGAAAACTACTAACCCCCTAGGTCTCACGTCTTAGGGGCGACCCTAAGGAAAACAATGGCCTATACACAGGTTTCATCCCTCAACGTCGTTCAGGCGGCGTACGAGCAGCTCGCATACTTTGCGCTCCGCTCGCAGCTCCTGTTCGATCAGGCGGCAGACGTTATGCCGACCAATCAATCAATGCCGGGAAGTTCGGTGGTCTTCACCAAGTTTGCCGACCTTTCAGCTGCAACCAGCACTCTTGCAGAGACGACCGATGTCACCCCTGTCGCAATGAGCGACGCACAGGTGACGGTCACCCTTGCTGAGTACGGTAACGCGGTCAACACCACGGCCAAGCTCCGTGGCACCTCGTTCCTCGATGTGGATGCAGCTGCTGCAAACATCATCGGTTACAACGCTGGTGACTCAATTGACCAGATTGTCCGTGACGTGCTTGCTGCTGGTACCGAGAACATCTTCTACGGTTCGGGTGGCGCTTCGTTGCCAACGGCTCGTGCTTACGTCGGTGCAGACGACATCGTTACTGCAAACGACGTTCGCAAGATGACGGCATCGCTCCGCAAGAAGAACGTTGCTCCGCGCGACGGTGGCTTCTACGTCGGTTACATCCACCCAGACGTGTCCTACGACCTGCGTCGTGAGACTGGTGCTGCGTCGTGGAATGCTCCGCACGTTGCTGTCGATACGGTCAACATCTACACGGGTGAAATCGGAACCTTTGAATCGGTGCGTTTCATTGAGACGCCACGTGCCAAGGTCTTTGCTGACGCTTCGGACGGATCGGGTTCATCGACTGGCGCTGGTGCGAAGGTCGACGTGTACTGCACCCACATCATGGGACAGCAGGCACTCGCCAAGGCGTACAGCATCACGGATGGCAATGGTCCGTTCCCACGCATCATCGAAGGTCCGGTTGTCGACGCGCTGCGTCGTTTCAACCCGACTGGTTGGTACTGGCTGGGTGGCTACGGCCGCTTCCGCGAAGAGGCACTCGGACGTATCGAGTCCTCGTCTAGCATCGGTGCAAACACCTGATAGCTGAGTAGTAAAGCGAGCGGGGTGTCCGGTTCCCCTCCACCGGGCACCCCGCGTTTGCTACACTCTCATTGATGTCAATTTCTAACTACGCAGAAAACGCTCTGCTTGACACGCTGAGAAATCAATCGTTCTCCGTTACTACTTCATACATTAAATTGCATACAGGTGATCCAGGTGAGGCTGGGACCTCCAACGCGGCAACCGAAACGACTCGCAAAGCCGTATCTTGGTCGGCCGCGTCATCTGGTTCAATGGCTTCTTCTGCAACTCTTGAATGGACCAATGTCTCGACAAGCGAAACGTACTCACATTGGTCGCTTTGGGATAACGCTTCTGCGGGTAACTGTTTGTGGACTGGCGCTTTGTCTTCTTCCGCTGCTGTTACCGCTGGCGATACGTTCCAGATCACTTCTCTTACGCTGTCTCTCGACTAGCTGAAAGGGGATAACCCCTGATGTCTAGAACAGCAGTAATCGGGTTTACCGAACCGTTTGTCGGTACGCGAAAGTTTTATATTGGCGATCCTGTAGCGCGCACCGCTACGGGGTCTGGTACAAGTTCTTCGTCCGCCACCGAAGTCCTTGTTGCAATTCGCACCGCTACTGGTTCAGGTTCTGGAACTAGCTCTACCATCCGTGTTGTCATCAAGTTCCGTACGGCTACTGGTTCTGGCACTGGCGCCGGGTCTGCTGATCGTGTTGTTGTCAAACTGCGCACGGCAACAGGCTCTGGTGTTGGTTCTGGGGCAGGTGTCGATCTTGTCGTTAATATTAGAACCGCCACAGGCTCGGGTTCGGGAACAGCAGAAGTTGTAGGTGTCAGAGTTGCGTTTCGTACAGCAACCTCTACAGGAACAGGGACTAGTGCAGCAACTTGGATAAAATCCCACATTCTGCGTCTGCCAGCAATAGACGAATATCCTGCTGGTTTGTTTGCCATGCCAGATGTCGCAAACCGTTTACGTTCGTATGACCGATCAGGGCGCAGAGCGCAAAATCTTTATAAACTTACCAACGGTACCTATACCACCACAGAGCAAAGAAATGAAGGACAGGTGGAAAAAGTGTATTTGGGGTCGCATAGTAATTTTCTTACCGATACCGAGGTATCCGAGCTGACCGCAGCTGGGTACGGGAGCTACATAACCTGATGGCCACTTTCCGCCCACCAACCGATAACTTTGTTACACAGGGTCCAATCAATGGCGAGAGCATGTTTGGTATTTTTTCCACAGAAGAACGACTTAGGCGTAGGTTGTCTAGGTTCTACCCAGCATCGCCAAGGGGGCGCAACGTTTATTGGCTATTAGATGGGACATTCACAGAGAACGATCCGTCTGACCCAAACGATATACGAACGGTGTTCTACGGTGGGCACGATAACATTGTCACCGCTGAAGAAGAAGCGGCTTTGATTGCTGCTGGGTATGGAGGTTACATCACATGATAAAGCACAGAGAAACACACCCAAATCTGGATGTTGATGATTGCTTTGGTTGTAGGATCGCTGGTTTGGCAATTGCTGCGTCCGCTACCCCAACTCGCCGTGGTGGAGCAAGGGCGGCAACCATTAACCAAAAGGACAAGATGCTTGAGAAGGACCTTGACGCCTACAAGCGTTTGCGCCAGGACGGCCTACAGCCACAGGCAATTGACGGTTCTGCTGCTGCAGAAAGCAGGGCCGAGCACAGTTGGCAGATTGAAACTGGTCTCGGAATCCCAAAGTGAACTTTCAAAACTGGAGGGGTGTTGAGGACCCAAAGTTCGGCTATGGGTCAATGCTCGATGGATTCAGGAGTGCGCTACCCAAGAACGTGACGCTTTCCCCTGACGCAAGCGTAGATGTCTACATGGGGGTGCCACGGTTTCCGGGTCATTGGACGGAAGGAGCGCACAGAGTCTGTTTTACTATGTGGGAAACAACCCAAATACCTCTGTCTTTTTCTAGGTGGTTAAAAGAATACGACCAGATACTTGTTCCGTGCAAACACAACATTGAAGTTTTTGGCAAGCACCATCCAAACGTAAAGTATGTGCCGCTTGGGGTGGACACAAAGTTCTGGAAACCCATGCCACACGAAAGAGGGGAGACGTTCCGCTTCCATGCTGGTGGTTCTTTGTGGGCACGCAAAGGTCTGGACATCCTTGTCAAAGCGTTTAACAAGTTGAAGTTGCCAAATGCTGAGCTGCACATTAAAGCTGCTCCACATGCAAGTGATGTGCCAAGTTCTTTTCTTGGAGACAATATCCATCTACATAGAGAATGGATGAGCTTAGAGGAACAACGTGAGTGGTACTCAATGGCTGATTGTTTCGTTGCTCCTGCGCGTGGTGAAGGTTTTGGGTTAATGCCACTTCAGGCCATAGCCATGGGGATACCGACCATAATCACACCCACGTCTGGCCAAGATCAGTACAAGGATCTGGCTACTGGCGTGGTCAAGTATAAAAAGTCCAAAGCCCCCATGGGTGGCTATTGGGACGTAGCTGACGTTGACGACTTGGCGCACCTAATGAAGTTCCACTACGAAAACGACATGCGCATCTTTGCCCTTGATAAGGTTTCTGGTGCTCAGGAGTTTTCATGGGCCAAATCAACCAAGAAGCTGCTTGGTGCTGTGCCAATCGGTGTCCTTTTGGACAACCCCAAAAAGATTGAAGCCAACCTGCTTGTCAAGATTGAGGTCACCAAGAACTGCGCCTGCGAGGTCAACGGGAAAAGAACCGAGTTTGTCCCCGGCCAAACCTATTACATAAACGAAAATATGCATGACATCATGTACAGTGGTGGGTACCTAAAAGAGATTAATGACTAATGGCCTACACCAAACCGCAACTTCGTGAGCGTATTAAAAACCAGGTGATGGCTGGCTCAAAAGGTGGCAAGCCGGGACAGTGGTCGGCTCGCAAGGCCCAGCTTGTTGCGCAAAAGTACGAGGCTGCTGGTGGTGGGTATACCGGAGAAAAGACTGGTGCCCAGAAGAAGTTGTCGAAGTGGACTAAGGAAAAATGGCGTACTTCTGATAAGAAGCCAGCCGATCGCCCCGGTGGCACAACGCGTTATCTTCCAGATAAAGCTTGGAAAAAGTTGTCGCCAGCTGAAAAAGCTGCGACAAACAAGAAGAAGCAGGCTGGCTCTAGGGCTGGCAGGCAGTTCGTATCAAACACACCTGCGGCCAAGAAGGCTGGTAAGGAAGCGAGGAAAAGCAAATGACAATTGAATATCGTGGCGAGAAGTTTGCTGGATACAACAAGCCTAAGCGCACCCCGGGAGCGAGTAAGTCACATGCCGTGCTTGCCAAAGAGGGTAGCAAGGTGAAGTTAATCCGCTTCGGTCAGCAGGGTGTCCAGGGTTCTCCAAAGAAAGCTGGTGAGTCGGCCTCTTATCGCAAGCGTCGTGAGTCGTTCAAGGCCCGTCATGCCAAGAACATCGCCAAGGGAAAGATGTCTGCCGCTTACTGGGCAGATAAAGTCAAATGGTAACATTGGCTAGTCGATAGGAGAAGACATGCCCAAGGTTGGAAAGAAGAAGTTCCCGTACACTGAATCCGGAATGGCATCAGCCAAGAAGGAAGCCAAGAAGTCTGGCAAGTCTATGAAGATGGATAAAATGAAGGGCAAGAAAAAGAAGTAGTGTCCACCGCTTCTGCGCTCCTTGATCGGGTGTCGCGACAACTGCTTTCTGGGATCGTTGAAGAACGAAACAAGTTGTCGGTGTCGATTGATTCCGACGATACGACTGTTGTTTGTTTGTATCCGGTGAACTCGCTGCAACCTGGAACGATTTTCGAGATTGGCTCGGAGTTGTTTTATGTATGGGCGACGAACACCTCGACGAACACATTGACGGTTGAACGCGGGTATTCGGGGACTACAGCTGTTTCTCATTCGTCTGGTGCGGTGTTGACATTGAATCCGCGGTTCCCAAAGGCTCAGATGTTGGATGCGTTGAATCAAGACATTGATGATTTGTCGAGTCCTGCGAACGGTTTGTTTCGTGTGGTGTCTACTGATGTGTCGTATAACGGGTCGGATCGGCAGATCAATATTACGGGTGCGACTTCGATTATTGATTTGATTGATGTTCGTCTTCGTTACCTATCGGACGATCACCCAACAATTCATCGTGTGCGTTTGTCACGAGATATGCCTACCGCTGATTTTGCGTCTGGGTTCGCACTTACGTTTGATGAGGGGACGATGGCTGGCACTTTGCGTGTCCGTTATAAGGCTCCGTTTGCGCGGGTGTCGGCGCTGTCTGATGATATTCAGTCGGTGTCGTATGTTCCTGTGACAATGGAAGACATTCTGGAAATGGGTGTGATGTCTCGTATGTTGTCGGTGCGTGAGGTGAAGCGAAACTTTATTGAGTCTCAGGGTGATACTCGTAGGTCTGATGAGGTTCCACCTGGGGCGATGCGTGATTCGTTCAGTAACATTTTGCGTTTGCGGAGGGATCGTATTGTCGCTGAGATGGCGCGCTTGGTAAGACAATACCCGCTAGTTATTAGGCAGTAGCCGTGGCAATCGTTACTGAACTTGAGTTTCCGTATAAGGACACTCCAGGATTTTTTGCTGGTACCGGTGATTCTCCGCTTGTTCCATATATTTTTCCGGTGGCGATCAATGGTCGCCCGTACATGATTGATACGAAATCGAACCAGTTCACCCGCCAGTTTGATGCTCGTGTTCGTGATTCGGTTGACCAGTCAGCTGAACCTGGGGAGTCTGCTATCAATCCGCAGGGACTTTGGCGTAGGTCGCAGTCGTCTTGGCATTATGGGGCTGGACAGAAATATGCGGACACTGCTGACGCTGAACCGTATCGTTTCTTTTCGTCTAAGGGGATTGATGTTTGGACGAAAGGCCAGTTGTCGCTTCTGTCTGATACAACGCAGTCGTATTCGACATCTGGAACGAATCTGTATATGGCTACTGCTGATACCCGTATCTATGGGACGGATGGGCAGAACGTCAAGTACACAACGGATTGGTCCACCTTCACTACGGTGACAAGCACCGCCGCTTCAAACATTTATTCGATTGCATCCGATGGTTACAACGTGTTTTTTTCGTATGCGAACGGCGACATAGATCAAACGAACGCTGGTACTTCAGCGGCTTCGGCGTATATCACTGGTATTGAGGCTGGAAAATTGGATTATGTTCGCGGTCGTTTGATGGCTACTGGTCAGGGTGCTGATAAGCACAAGATTTGGAATATCACCACCGCCCCAGGTACTTCAGCAAATAACCCTGGTGCCCTTTATACGCATCCAAACACGAACTTCACTTGGGTTGGTTTCGCTGGTGGGCAAAACCACATCTACTGTGCTGGTCACTCGGGCAACAAGACGCTTATCTATAAAACGCAAATCAAAGCTGACGGTACGGCGCTTGATATTCCGACTGTTGCTGGCGAGTTGCCGCAGGGCGAAATCGTTGTCAGTATCGACAGTTATCTCGGGTACATTTTTATCGGTTTGGAGACTGGGTTCCGTGCCGCGACATCGGACGATAACGGGAACCTTGTTATTGGACCGTTCATCTCGACGGGTTCATCTATTCAAGCGTTCACTGGTATCGGGTCGTACGTGTATTTCGGTTGGACGAACTACGACTCGGCATCCACAGGGTTGGGGCGTATCGATTTGTCGGTGCAGATTTCCACGAATCAGTTTGCGTACGCATCGGATTTGATGGTGTCTGGTCAGGGTGCTGTTCTTGATGTCCACGAGTTCGATAACGATCCTGTGTTCACGGTGTCTGGTTTGGGTGCGTACCGTAAACATTCAACGAACCTTGTGTCGTCTGGGACGATTCAAACTGGTGTGTTTAGGTGGGGTGTGCCCGATCAGAAGTTCATTCCGAAGATTG